CAGGTTCATTTGATCGAGCTAAATTTCTATGTTTTACGCCCTGATAACCTTTCGGAAAACGTGATTTTGCATTGTTGCAATCGTCCTCCACAGTTTGCCATCCGTCCGTTTTCTTGTCGAGATCGGTCAGCGTCCACATCTTGCGATCAGGATTTGCGGGGTTTGGCTTTTGTAATCCCGCTTTTAGGGTTCTTACAAGAGAACCAATATCAACTAATCTTTCCATTTTTAAACGTCCTTACCATCAACTTTGTATTTAAGTTCATCAACAATCCTTAAATTCGGCCAATCTTGATCGCTTGCTTTGAATACTCTTGAGGCGGGATGATTTACAACTGGTTCTTCTTTTTTAAAGAATTTCTTATCGTTAGGTTTATAAACATCTTTGTAACCCCCAATAATCGCCATTTCAAGCGCCCTAATCTGTTCATCAAGGGTAAACGATCTCAAAGTCTTGAAAATGCGTTGCGCGACCTTCTCGCTACAAGTTGCTTTTTTCTTATGTCTTATCGGCCACCATTCAACAATTAAATCCGCGTGTCTTTGTAGATCATCAGGAATTAATTCTTTTTTGATCTTCGCAGAAGAAAAAGGGTCAATTTTTTTCTTTTCCTTATTCTTATTAATAGATTCTATATTAGAGAATTTATCTGCGCTCTCTTGTTTTTTTTCTTTTGTTTTTTCTGGCGAACTTTGTTCGCTTGATAAATTCATGTTACCATATGCAGTCAACCCCTTTGAGGTTCGATAAAGCATATCGTTGATAAAAGTAGCCATAGTCTGATGTTCTGGTTTAATTGGTTCTAAAAGCGCGACAATTTGTGGCTTGATTTGTACACGGATTGGTTTTTTTGTGGTCATAATTGGTTTAATTCATCCACACAATGGCACAAAATGGCAGGGTGTCAATATTGAATATTTAATATTTGTTCATATTCTGATCTTGTTTTTGTTCTGCCAAAATTATTTGTCTTCGTATATAAATTAATTCTTTTTTTAAACGACTACCTACCAGCTCGCCTGTACGAAATTCGCCTAATAAACGATCAAGAGTTTCTTTAGCTTCATCTAATGGTTTTTGATAGTTGTTAATTTCTGTCATTTTTAAAGTTGCAACGATGTTTTTTAAGATCGACTTCGACCCATTCTTCGCCATTGAAAACAACCCATAATTGTCTTTTGACGTCAAATTCAATTTGACCCGCTTTTGGTTTTTCTTCTTCCATTATTCGACTTTGTATTCTTTTGACGCTTCATCTTCGCAAACATCGCGCATAAGACAAGAAAGAGTTTTTCCTTCAATGACTGCGCGTGTTAGTAATTCTTTTTTTGTTGCGGGTTTGACAAGTACCTGAATCAGTTCAGAATACTTGTCATCGTCCGCTGTTCCTTTTAGTCTGTTAGCCATTTACTGAACCTCTTGTAATGATTGCTTGATCGCTTCAAGTTCTGCAATCTCGCTTCTTAGTTTTTTGACTTCTGAAAGTTTTTCTTTCAGGATTTGTTGTCTACCTAGTAATCTTTGATTGTTTTCCCAGATAGCTTTTTTTGTAAAGTTACCCATTGTTTTTACCTTTTTTTGTTTTTATGGTCTTTGCGCATTTTGTTAAATGCTTTTGATTGTTCAGGTGTCATGCCGCAAAAGTAATTTAATAAATTACCCTCATATTGATCGGCAAGTTTTTCGAGTTCTCTATCCATCGTTTTTCCTCCATTGTGGGTTATATGGTCTAGCTTGCTTGAAAAGATCAAGAACATCTTCGCGCTGTTGTTTTGTGAATCTATCTTTGAAGTCTGTTCCAAAATAGATTGTGTTATCGAGGGCAAGATATAAAGCTGTTGCCTGATCGGGTGTAAGGTTTAGTTTTAAGCCGTTCATTGTTTTGTCCTCCTTAAAAGTCGATTGCCATTGCTTGAGCAATGTGCTTTAGAAAGTGGTGAAGATCACCATTTAAGCAATCAATCTGTCTGATGATCGCTTCGATCTTTTTAGCTTCTTCGCCTTGAGTTTTCTTGATCTTGGCGATAACCATATCAGTTTCAATTAAATTCATTGTTCCGTTTGGAGCAGCGATTTCATAAACCTGATTGTCAAGCTGTTTTTCGTTGAAGTATGTATTGAAGAAAGTGTTCATTGGTTTGATTCGTTTGCTTACATTTCTATTATAATAGAATTAATTAAGTATGTCAAGAAAGTAAATTGCGCCCATTAGATTAAAACAACACGCCCTGAACGCTTGGAACATAACTTGCGTCATATCTTGAATTATCACCCTTCGGGTATGGTTCGACTTTATATTGCAAGTTCTCATTCATAAGGGCTTTTTCTTTTTTATTACCTAAAAAATAAAAATATCTATGTTTTCGCGGACGTTCTTTCATATATAATTTATCTCCGTATTTTTTTCTCAATAGCTCATGTTTATTTATATCTTTGTTTTCGTCATAGCGTCCGACACTATCTTCTATTGAACTATGGTGCATATGTTCAAGACCTTTTACAGCATAATCTTTAAACTTTGCGCTTAACCCTGTATAAATCCAATTTGTAGCCTGATAAATATATCCGTGATGCCCTTGCGATGTATCAGCATATGAAACAACAACTGATGGCTTCGGCAATCTATTCAGGCAACCAGAAACAAAAAAACTAAGAACATTTTTTTCTAATCCTTCATTAATAACTAATCTATTTAGTTCCAAAAAATTATCTTGATACAGCCCATTTATTGCGCCAGATATTAACGTATGGCTCATAGGCCGCCCGAAACTACAAACGCCCTGTAATAAATTAGTATTGTCATACAAACCATAAGCGCAATTTATATTCGGCAATCTTCGCGCATAATGTTTCTTCAAAAACCATTCATAACATTCAGAACTATATACAGGTTTTATTGAATATTTATTTTTCATAAATTTGCGGTATTTTATTTAATTTAACCGTTCTAAATTTTCTGAACCTTTTGCCTTCAATTTCCCGAAACATTTCAACCTCGGTTACAACTTCCCGAAATTCGGTCTTGCCTTCAAATGTTCCCACCCTTAAAAACAAATCAGATTGATCTTTAATCGGGTAAAAATCAACCTGATATGAGCCACACGGCGAAAGTAAACTTGGGGCGTTATTCATCGAAATCAAAATCCTCTTCTTGTTGTTTGTGATTAAAAAATATATCATCTTCATCGCCAAATATATCGCGGATTGCCTCCGCTTCTCTTTGGCTATCGAGCGCGGCTTGATGATTGATCATAAAACTATCCATTTAATTTACGCCCCCTTCCGATGTCTGTTAAGTGGTCATCGAATTTATGAACTAAAATTTGGTTTTCTTCCATTGCTTGATCTAATCTTTCAATCATTAACCAACGTGTTTTGCGACATTTTGGATTTATAACATCAGCATCTAAAGCATCAAATTTGGCTTTTCTCATCTTTTCATAATCGTTATTTAAAAGATCAATAAAATAATGAGTTTCTTGCTTGGTCAAGTCTGTTTGAAATAACATTTGTTTGTTTGGTTTGCTTACAACTTAATTATATTATAATTAAATGATATTGTCAACTATTGTTCAGCCCTGCGCGATGTTTCTTCATCCCCGCTTGAAAATCTATATCTTTTCATTGTGTTTTTTTTCAAGTTCTTTTACTAAGTCACTAAGAAAATTATTAGCAACCCTTAATTTTGATACTACTCTTTTATTTTTGATTGCTTGGTTATACATTGTTTGTAAGATTTTAATTAATTCTTCAAAAGATTTTTCTTCTCTTTTTTCTTGTGTCATTTTCATTTATATTTATCCTCCCATTCGTTATATTCTTCACGTAAAAAACCATCAGAATTTGCACCCTCTGTAATAGCAGCCAACGCCGCATCCCGAACATTTTCTTCAACCATTTCTGCAAGTACTTTTAAACTTTTTAAAGAATCAATCTTACGTTCAACTTGTGAAAGTCTTTTTGATGCGCCATCGTAACCATCTTGCAAGTCTCGCGTTGCTTCTTGAAGTTCCCCGTCTGCAATAATCTTTTGCGCGTGATTAATACGATTTATAGGGGCGCTTTTTAAATGCTCAGTACGCTTTGCAATACGCCCGCCGATAACCAAAGCCAATAATTGATTTAATGCCTTCAGTTGTTCTTGATCTTTCAATTTTGAAACCTCCTAAATTCAGATTCAGAAACTACGTTTGATTCCCATTTGGCAATAGTTTCGGTATTACCCATATATCGCCAGTTTGGGCTGTCGCAATCTTTTTCCTGTTCTAATATTCCGCTGAATTTTCTTTTCCTGATGTTTTCCCTGTCAAATACTTCTTTTGTAATGTCGATGTTTACTTCTTTGAGAATCTCCCAAAAAGTATATTCATCATTGCTGTAAATTGTGATTTCGTGTTTTCTCATCGCAACACCTCACAAGCCGCCTGTACGTTTCCGACTTTACAGTCATATTCGGTCATGGTATTCAACGCGTCATTGAACCCTAAATAGAAGATCCCTGTCGCTGCCATTAACATAAAGAAATTTGTCATTGGTTTAGTTTGTTTGATAACAATTTAATTATAATAAAATTAAAATCTAATGTCAACCCTGTAATTCATGTTATATATTAAGGGCATGGCTAAAAAAGCAACTAATATTGAAATTGATCAACGTATTCATAAAATATACGATTTACTTTTGCTCGGAAATTCAAAAACCCAGATCGCTCGGTACTGCGCGGAGAATTATTCAGTTAGCTTACGTCAAACAGAAGAATATTTGTCTCGCGCTCGCATACTACAGGAGCAAGATGCACAGTTAGAACGTCCGCAATGGCTTACAGGGGCAATCGCTAGACTTGCAGATTATGAACGCCGCGCATCAATGGAGAATCAATTGCAAACCGCCATCCGTGCTGTAGAAATGCAGGCAAAATTACTTCGCTTTGATATGTCCGCATGAGTCTTATTTCTGACGTTTGCGAAAAACAACCCCTCCTTGATTTTTTAAATCCTCCCGATGAAAAAGATACAGAAATAATTTTAAAACGTGTATTGTCTGATCTTCATGCGGGGCAATTATCGTTTGTTAATGATACAGATACAGAAATATTAGGTTTATGTGCTGGTTATGGATCAGGAAAAACGCGATCTTTATTAGCGAAATGTTTACATTTAGCTTTATTAAATCAAGGCTTCACAGGCATAGTTCTAGAGCCGACACAACCTTTAGTCCGTGATTTATTTGTAACTGAATTTGAAGAATTTTTATTAAATTACGAAATTCCTTACACATTCAGAAGTTCCCCTTTACCTGATTTTGTTTTGCATTTACCAAAAGGTGACACGAGAATTATGTGTCGTTCTTTTGAATCTTGGCAAAGAATAATTGGTATCAACGCCGCTTTTATATTGGCAGACGAAATCGACACAGTTGCGCCCTCCATATGTCAAAGAGCTTTTCCAAAAATCCTTGGACGTCTTCGCGCAGGGAATGTTCGCCAGTTTGCGGCGGCGTCCACCCCTGAAGGTTATCGTTGGTTTTGGGAAACTTTCGGATCTGATCAGGCAAAAGAGAAAGATGACAGAAAGTTAATAAGAATGAAAACAACGGACAATCCACATTTGCCCGCGGATTTTATTGATAGGATGAGACAGAACTATGACCCTAATCTACTCAAGGCGTACCTTGAGGGGCAGTTCATATCTTTAACAACTGGCGCTGTTTTTGACCGCTTCGACAGAGAAAAACATATAACGACAGACATTCCCAACTATTCAGACGAAATTATAAGACTTGGAATCGACTTCAACATTGGCAAGATGTCTTGCGTTTGCGCCGTAATTAGAGATAACAAACTTTATATTTTTGACGAGATTCGCGCACATGACACAGACCAACTCGCAAAAGAAATCAAATCAAGATTTCCTCAGAACAGACTCTACGGCTATCCAGATTCTTCAGGCGGAGCAAGATCGACAAATGCTTCTAAAACCGACATCCAGATTCTTGAAAGTTACAACATATCCAATCAATCAGGCGCATCTAATCCATCCATTAAAGACAGCGTTAATAATGTTCAGCGCCTTTTATTCAATGGCAAAGAAGAAATTAATCTTTTTGTTCATCCGCGTTGTAAAAATGTCATCGAATCTTTGGAACTTCAATCTTATACAGAATCAGGTGAACCAGAAAAAACAGGATTAGATCATTTCTCTGATTGCGTCCGATACCTTTGTTGGCGTTGCTTCAATCCCTTACATTTGGGGGCAGGGCGCAAAACAGGGATTAGAATATATTAAAAAGTGTATTACTATTAAATTAAGTTAGGGGTCAACCGTGTATCAATCTTTTAATCATTACGAAAGAGACAGAGCAAGTAAGGCTGTTGAGGTGCAAGACCCTAGCAATGCTTATGTAAATATGGAACCGAACTGGATATTGATTGAAGATTTGACAAGCGGCACTTATAGCATAAGAAAAAGACATCGAAAATATTTGCCGCAGATGCCGCGCGAACAGGACGAGAGCTATGATAATAGACTTGCAACTTCAGTTCTTGCACCTTTGTACGTCAGAATCGAAAGATTGCTTGCGGGTATGCTTACGCGCAAACCTGTTAGATTGAATGAGGTATCAGAACGAGTTACCGAAGATTTATTCGATGTCGACTTACAAGGTAACGATCTCACAAGCTGGACATATGAGACATCAAAAATAATGTTGAGATACGGCCACGTTGGAGTTCTTGTCGATGCACCGACAGGTGGAACTGGTCG